GGGGAAGCAGCAACACCAACCGCGCCAATTTGGGCCGAAGCGCCTAAGCGTTTCACTATGCCTAGCGCAGCGCAATACATGGCCGCCTATGCGTCTAGCCCGTCAGAGTTTGCGCAAATTAACGCACAAATTAAAGCTGCCGCGCCTTTTATCGATACCAGCTCGACCCCGGGAATTTTGCCAGAAATAATCACCGGCAGTGTCTATGACGGACTTAACCCGATTAGACCGTTCGTATCGGCTATCGGGACTAGGGCGATGCCCACGTCAGGCGCAACGTTCCGCCTTCCAAAAATTACGGTACGACCAGTTGTAACGCAGCAGCCAACAGGCGAAAATACAACGCTTGACCCTTCGACCGTTACCGTGTCAAATACCGACGTTTCTAAACTCACATTCGGTACATACGTAACAATGTCCGAGCAAGATCTCGATTGGACAGATCCGGCCAGTCTCAATATCGTGTTAGAGCAACTTTCTATCGCCTATGGACAGGCCACGGATAATTACGCCATTGACAACTGCCACGCCGCAATCGTTCAGACAGCATCAGTAGCCGACACCGCCGTAGGTGCAGATTGGGTAGCAGCCGTTTACGACGGCGCGCGCCAAATCTCCGAAAGCTCGAACTACCTACCTAGCCATATGTTCGTAACGCCTGCCAGTTGGGCCGCGCTTTCAAGCAGCGTAGACGACCAAAATCGTCCGGTATTTCCATACACGGGCGCACCTAACCTCATGGGACAAAACGCAGCAGGCAACGCAGCAGCTAACACATGGAACGGCAACCCGCTAGGCCTTGTACTTGTTGTAGACAAAAACGCACCCGGCTCGTTCATGGGACACGCAGCAGGCCCGGCCGCTGGTTACCACTACTTCGAGCAGCCTAAGGGCGCGATCAGTATTGACGTACCGTCATCGTTGAGCCGTACTATTGCCTTCCGAGGCTATGCAGCTGGCTCAATGCGCGACGCTACAAAATTCGTCAAGTTCGTTTAGCCCGAAAGGCGGTTAGCCGCCAATGGCTATTTACACAGTCACGCATAAAACGCTAATAACTAATTACGCGTCTTTACAGTTACTTGAGCAACACGACATAGACCCCGGCGATGTAGTCACCGTCGCCGGGGTAAATGCCACATTTAACGGATCACGCACCGTATACGCAACACCCGAATATCTTTTTACTGGCGTTAGCGACGAAGGCGATTTAGAGTACGACTACAACCAACCCATTCCGTATCAAATCATTTACGCATTAACGGCCGCCAACGTGGAACGCAGCGCAACTACCGGCACCGTAGCTAATGATCTTGTGGCTTGTACTTGGATTACAGCCGGCGATATTGAGGATTGGCTAGGCATCGGGACAGCGACCGCCGGCGACGCGGCTTTTTTAACTGTGTGCGCAGCTGCCGCTAACGAATTTTGTTTTACTCGTAGAAAAATCGCCGGGTATCAGGATCTACTAACGCCAGCACCCAACGGGGCCGTAAAACTCGGGACGACGCAATACGGCGGCGCGTTATACCGCCAGCGCGGCGGGCTACAAGATATGGCTACTTTTGACGGCTACGGCGTCGCAAGCACCAACGGCCTTAACGGCACGATTAAACAACTATTGGGCATTGACCGCCCAACGCTCGCCTAATGCCCGTAGTCGCCTTTACAGACCTGTTTAACGAGTGCCTAGACGACCTAGCGGCGAAACTTGGAACAATCACCGGGCTACAAGTTGTGACCGACCCGCGCAACCTTGTCCCGCCTTGCGTCTTTATCGACGCCCCCACATTTCAGGCCTACAACGGCAACATAGTTAAAATGAGTTTTCCCGTACGGTGCATCACGCTAGGCCCCGGCAACCTAGACGCTCAACGGTCGTTAATGAACATCGCCGCTAAAGTATTAAACGCGTCTGTAGGTGTCACCGATGGACGCCCAACTATGGCTATTATCGGCGGGGTAGAGCTACCCGCCTACGATCTAAATATAAACATTCAAGCGCAAACAAGTTAGGCACAAAATGTACGTAATTCTTTCAGAACGTCTAGGCACCGTAGGGGCAAAATTTGACCCCGACGACAAACGATACGCGGGCGCAAATATTGACGCTTTAGTAGCTGGCGGTTTCATCGGTCAAAGTTCCACCACTAAGGCCGCTAAATCTGCTAAAACAGAGACAGACACCGACACAGAAACCGAAACAAAGGATTAACCCCCATGGCTACTAGCACACTTCTAAGCAACCCACACGTAATAGTAAACTCGGTGGACATTTCCGATCAATGCACCGCCGCTACTTTTTCTATTGACTACGCGCAACTTACCGCTACAGCCTTTGGCGATGTGGATAACAAATACGTAAAAGGACTTGGAGATCATTCTTTAACCTTGTCTCTTTACGGCTCGTTTGCAGCTCTTGAAACTTGGATCACCCTAAACGGTTTAGTAGGGACTACAACTACCGTTATCGTGTCGCCTGAAAAGCCAGTTACACCGGGTACTTACACCGTAACCAATCCCGGACTGACCCTAACCGGCACTTTTTTAGCTTCGCTGCCAATAGGTTTTGCGCTTTCAGAATTGACCACTATGGACGTGGTTTTTACTGGCGGCGTTTACACCGTAGACACAAACTAATTTAAACCCCTAAACAAAGGCCCGACATGAATATAACAATTCGAGTAACCCGCAACGACGGCGTATACGAAGTATCTACGAACCTAATGGTAGTAGTGCTATGGGAACGCAAATACAAAATGCGCGCCAGCGATCTAGCAAACGGCGTAGCAATGGAACACCTAGCGTACATGGCATACGAAGCTAGTAAAATGGCTAATATCGTGGTACCGGTTTCATTCGACCAATTTATTAAAGAGTGCGCCGCGCTGGAAGTTGTAGATAGTGAAAACCCAAACCCTACAGAGTCGGCAGCTACCGCCGACAACTAGCCGAACTACTGGTAGCGGTTCACTTTTGGCCACCGTCGATAGATTTCGACGCAGCCGATTTAGCAACCGTAGTAGATGTCTTAAACACACAAGCTCGAGAACGAGAGCGCGCTAATGCCCGTCGCCGCTAGCGCTCAAGTATTCGGAATACAGCAAACGCTGGCCGAACTAAACAAATTTGACCCTAAATTTAGACGCCAAATCACTACAGATATTCAAGCTGGCGCGGGCCGTATGGTCGTACAGTCGGCGCGGTCAATGATCCCAACCGATTACCCACTATCGGGTATGGTGCGCGGCTCAATGATTAAAGGCCGTAACGAAACTATCTACAGGATTAAAAACGTTACAGCCGGGGTAAAAACCGTTGTAGGTAAACGCGCCAGCCGTGAACGTACCGTGACTTTTAATAAACCGCTAATTCTTGACGGCCGACGCATAAACAACGCCTACACACAAACTATAGATTTTAAGGCTCGCCCCTATGCGCTGCTAGTTGCTCAACAGACAGACGCCGCCGCCGCTTTATGGGATCACGCCGGTATCCGTGAAGGCTCGCAATTTGTGACAAACCTTATAACCGAAGGCGAAGGCCCTAACGCTCGAGCTTCTCGGTCACTTACCCCGGGCGTCGTAGCCGTTATGCCAGCAGTACAAAGCGAACTATCCAAAATAATTGACCGGGTATCTGTCAAAATGAACAAAGCCCTACAGATTGAATACAAATAATGGCACTATCTATACCCATTCTCTCGAGCCTAGATACTAAGGGTTTCGATAAGGCCGCCCGTGAATTTAAGGCGCTTGACACAAATTCGGCCCGCGCGGGTTTTGCGCTTAAAAAAGCGTTTTTACCAGCTGCCGCAGCGCTAGGCGCGTTAGGCGTTGCCGCTTTTGGGGCCGCTAAATTAGCCAGCGACTTTAACGAGGAAGCAAGCAAAAGCGAAGTAATTTTTGGCAACGCGTCTACCGCCATTATGGAATTTTCTAAAACAGCCGCAACGTCGTTAGGTCAATCACAAACCGAAGCCCTAAAAGCCGCCGGAACATTTGGCGTACTAGGTCAAGCAGCAGGACTAACCGGCACCGATCTAAGCAACATGGCTGTAAAGTTCACGACCCTAGCCACCGACCTAGCATCATTCAACAACACAAGCCCCGAAGATGCCGTATTAGCTTTAGGCGCTGGCCTACGAGGCGAAGCCGAACCGTTACGCCGTTTCGGTATTTTGCTAGACGACGCAACACTACGCGCAAAGGCTTTAGAGCTAGGGCTAGTTAAAACAACCAAAGACGCATTAACACCACAAAACAAAAGCCTTGCCGCGCAGGCCGTCATTCTCGAGCAGACAACGCTACAACAGGGCGATTTTGCCCGCACAGCAGACGGCGCAGCTAACAAGCAACGCATTTTAACCGCCCAAATTAAAGACGCTAAAACCAACATAGGTAAAGGGTTTTTACCAGTTATGGCTATTGCCGTTGGTTTGCTATCCAAGTTTGCAGAATTTGCTAGCGACAACGCCCCGCTAATCGTAACTATGGGCGTCGTTATCGGCGGTCTAGCCGCTGCCATTGTTTTAGTTAATGGCGTCATGGCTGGCTTTAGCGCTATTGCAGCAATCACAACAGCGGCCAACATTGCACTAGCCACGTCATTTACAGCCGTACAAGTGGCAAGCGTTATTGGTATTGGTACAGCCATTGCCGGGGCGGCAACGCTAGCGATATTGGCGAAGAAAATTAGCGGAACTGTCAAAGCAAACAAAGACAATACAAGCGCCACCAAAACGGCCGCTACAGCTCAAGCCGATTACGAAAAGATGCTTAAAGGGTTAGGCGTCACAACGGACGACACCACAAGCAAAACAGATAAAAACAGCGAAGCAACTAAAAAAGCAGCGGCCGCCAGCGCCAAAGCCAAAGCCGCCGCTAAAGCGCTAGCCGAAGAAGTAACCAAACTCAAGGACGCGTTACGCGATCAGATGACGGCAGCCCTAGAAAAAGCCAACGCCGTATTAGATACCGCTACCGAAAAATTTAATAGTTACGCTAAATCGGTTTCTGACTCTGTTAAATCGTCTTTTAGTTTTGGCGACGCTCAAAAGACAGCAGCCGACAATATTCAGGCTGTAGCCGACGCATCGGCAGACGTGGCAGCCGCACAGAAAAACGTAGCAAAATTAACAACAGACGTAGCAAAGGCTCAAGCCGCATACGTTAAAGCAGCCAAAGGCGACGACCCCGAAAAAACAGCGGCCGCGTACGACGATCTAGCCGCCGCACGATTTGACCTAAACGAAGCGACAAACAAGCTCACCGCGTCAGAGCAAAAACTAGTAACAGCTCAAGCAACACCAAAAACCTTTTTAGACAACCTTAAAAAGCAAGCGACAAAGGTTAAAGATTTTGGCGTTTTGGTTAATCGTCTGTTGGCTGCCGGGCTTTCAGAGTCGGCCCTACAGCAAGTATTAGCAGCTGGCGTAGACGGCGGCACACTCATAGCCGAAGAACTATTAGGCAGCGCCGGGGCAATTCTTGAGGCCAATACGCTAACCGCAGACGTACAAAGCATTGCCGACACCGTAGGCGTAAACAGCGCAAAACAGTTTTACCAAGCTGGCGTAACCGCAGGCGCAAGCCTTGTCGCAGGCATTGAAGCCGTGATAGCCAACTACACCCCTAGCCTTAACGCAGTTAATACCGTAAGTGGCGTACAAGGCCTTACAAGCGGGTTTACGGCCGCTACAGGCGCAGTAATGGCAGGCGGTGGTGCTACTGGCCCGGCGGCTTTCGATTTCTCTAATTTTGACTTTTCAGGTATCGACTTTTCGGGTATCGACTTTGGAAACTTTGGTATTGGCGGATTAGCCACACTTGCCAAAGGCGGGATAGTAACGCAACCGACTCTAGCGATGATTGGCGAAGGCGGCGGCCCCGAAGCCGTCATACCCTTAGACCGTTTAGGCGACTTCGGCGGCGGCGGAAACAACATAACTATTCACGTGAACGGCGGCGACCCACAAGCCGTAGTAGACGCCCTACGCCGCTACAACCGAAGCAACGGCCCACTACCGGTAACGGTTCAATAATGGCAACCGCTTTTAATTGGAAGGTAGATTTTTTTTCTGCCGGATCATGGGTAACGCTGCCCAATGTGCAGGACTTAAACATTTTTCGCGGCCGCCGTCTACAAATTGACGACTACTCAATAGACACAATGACCGTAGACTCTATTTTTCCGTCTACATGGGCTACCGCACCCAAGCTAGGCGACGTAATTATTGCCTACATTTACAAAACTGGCGCGGTTATCGGTACCGACAATTTTGCGGCCTTTTGGGGCCGCGTCCGCGACGTAAAAATTAACTACGGAATGGTGCCAAACGACGACAGGGTAACTATTGAATGTGAAGGCCTACAGGCCGATTGGGGCCGCGTTCAACTGAACGACTACGCGCTAGCCGAAGATCGCACCGATGAGCAACTACTACAGGTGGCCTCAACTGTAGGTCTGTCCATCGGCCAATTTGACGGCCGTTCTATTGGCAGCGCTTTAACGTACACGGGAAACGCTTTTAACCTTGTCAATATCATTACCCGCACCGAAGAAGCGCGAATGTATGCCGGAAGTGCTAGCTATCACGCAACCCCGACTATTTTTTGGTTTGGCAGAAATACCCCAAAACCGACGACTTTTCATTGGAACGACGGCACCGGCGCGCCTTATTTGTACCAACTAAAATACGATGAAATTGAGTTTAGAAGCAGCGCCGACAACTACTACACCTCAGTTACTATCACCCCGGCAGCTGTAGCAGAACAAACCGCCACACTAGGCGTAACCCCAATTTACGGCCAAAACAAAGACACAATAGATTACTCGACAGCACAAGCCGCCGATCACGCGCTATGGGTGTTAAACAACTTTCAATCAAAAGACCAAACGCTAGCGTCGATAACTTTTACCGATGTTCAGCAAATTAACAATAGTTTCGGTCAATTTAACACCGATGCAATCATGGTTATTACTAGCGCTATTAACTCTTTCGGCCGTGTTTATTTTAGGGGCCAAACTTTTAATACCATTTTGGAAGGTATCTCAATTAGCGCAACCGCAAACCAAACGCGCGTTACTGTCTACATGTCCGGTCAGGACACCAACGCATATCTCATTCTGGACGATGCTATTTACGGCAAACTCGACAACAATAAGTTAGGATTTTAACTATGGCTATTAAGACTTTTACGACGGGTGAGGTGCTGACGGCTGCCGATACGAACACGTATTTGGCTAACTCAGGGCTGACCTACATCACGAGCGCAAGCCTTACAGGGGTAACAAATACTTTTTCTAACTGTTTCAGTAGCACTTACGACTCTTACAGAATTGTTATTAGCAACTTAAACAACGCTTCGGGTAGTACTCGCCAAATGTCTTTAAGAATGGGAACTGACGCGAGCGCAGAATATGGCGCTGGCGAACAATATATTTTTGGTGCTGGTAGTACGGGTGTTACAGGTTCAACAGCTCAAACCTCATCTAAATTGGGCAACATTTCTATTGCTAATGCGCAAGGATTATTTATTGATATGGCCAACCCTTTTATAACAAGTGCAACTACATGGGCTTTTCAGATGCTGACCTATCAATCCGACGTTGCAGCATGGGTGTATAGAACGGGCTACGGCGTAAAAGATTCAATAACTTCCTACACAGGTTTCCAAATTATTGGCACGACCGACAACCTTTCCGGGCTTGTAACTATTTACGGATATCGAAAGGCATAAAAATGAGCAACGCTGAACCAACACTAGGAATGTGGCACGACGCATTAACGGGCGAAACCGTGACACGAGAACTAACATCGGAAGAAATAGCGGAATTACCAAAGGCAACAGATGAAACGCCTACTGCTGATTAGCGCCACCCTCATAGCCCTCACAAGCTGCGCAGACCGTGAACGCCTTAACTGCCCACCAACCAAAAACAAAGCCCTACGCGGCGTAACCGAAACAATCACCCCAACAACACCAGCCCCCGCATACGGGACAGGCGGAAAGTGCACATGAAACCCGACAACAGACTCAGCAACGAACAAATAAAGGCACGACTAATTCTTGTTGTAGCCATTGGTTTAACGCTTGCTTTTCTTGCTTCGATTTTGGCATTGCTTTACGGCTTGCTATTTGTGACGCAGCCTCTAGAGGTCAGTCCGAATGATGATTCTGCGTGGGCTGTCCTATCGCCCATGCTTGCCACACTCACAGGCGGATTGTTGGGCGTATTAGCAGGAAACGGGATTAGCGGGAAACAGCAACCACCACAACCACCGCCTGCACCATGACAAGGCCGTACCCCTATTACCCCGCGTACGACGGCGGCAAAGAAACACCCGGCATACGTAAGCTGCTAGATCTCATGGCTAAACGTTGGGGCGTAAAATCGCTAGGCACCTATGTCGTCCGCAACATGAAAAACGGATCTAACCCCCCGCAACTATCCGTACACGCGACCGGGGCGGCCCTAGACGCTCAATACACCGACGAAAAACAAGCCCGCATAATTTGGGATTGGCTACTAGGTAATTCAATTATCGACGGTAAAACGGTGCAACATTCCGAACGCATGGGCATAGTAGAAATCCACTGGTACGCCTACGGCGATTACGGCGCTGGTTACCGCTGCTCACGCGGCGAAGGCAAAGCCGGGGTAAAGATATTCACAGCCACCGACAACGCCGGCAGCTATCAAGGCTCGCCCCGCTGGTTTCATATTGAACTGTCTAAAGAAATGGCCGCCGACGCCGTTAAATTTGAGGCGGCGTGGCGTAGTTTGCCTAAGCCGTAAGGGTTTGCGGGCATTGCCCCCACATCGGTAGCCCTATTCGCTAGGGTTTTTAACACCCGACGAAAGGCTAATACCATGCCCAAAATACTTTTACTTCCCCTACTGCTATGTACCTTTGCGGTGCCAGCTCGAGCAAGCGCCGCACCCGTCAAAGATTGCCCACAGTTTCATACACAACTCAAGGCCTACGGTTTACCGCCTAAAATCTTTGGCCCGATTATGTGGCGCGAGTCGCGATGCAACCCCGCTAGCCGTTCCGTAGTCCGTCGTAACGGCACCCGCGATTTAGGCGCGCTACAGATAAACAGCAGTTGGCGTACCGTGACTATGCAGACATGCCGCGTAGACCGCGTACAAGCCCCCGTAGAGCTGTTAAAGCTTGGGTGCAACCTGAAGGTAGCGGCCGTGTTATACAACGGCGGTAAAGGCTTAGGAAACTGGCGCGCCACGTCCGGTAAATAATTGTTGCTAAATACTTGCGTATGTGGTTACAAGTGGTTATAGTTCTATTTATGAACACGTACAAGATTTACTGCACAAGCCCAACAGCAACAACCAACGACCAGCACGACGGTTTCGGCGATTACCTTAATTTCCGTACACGCATGGTAAGCCTTGTAGACGCCGCCACCGAAAAGGCCGCGCTAAAAGCTTTCAAAAACACTCAACTAATTACCTACTACGCAGAACCATTAACGGACGAGGACTAATGCCGGGCAAACCAATTACCCAACCATGCGGCACACGATCGGCCTACGCACGACATTTACGCCACAATGAAACGCCATGCAGAAAGTGCAAAGACGCTAATAATCATTGGCACAAAAACCACAGACAACATAAACACACCCATACCGCATAATGCGCTATGGTAACCACACCCAACCCGACGAAAGGTAACCCGACAACATGAACAACCATAAACCCGGCTGGCAAATTGCTAGCCAATACAAACCGCTAACACTCTTAGCCCGTGACCTACGCAAGCACGCACAAACCCACGCTTTCGACGACGGCCAGCTAGTAGCCGACCTTTTAGCAGCTGCTAATAATCTCGACGTATTCGCTATGGATCTCGAGCGCCGCATAAACGAGGCGGGACTATGAGCGCCCAACTGTCACTATTTGACCGGATAGTAATTGACACGCCACCTAGCGAAGCCGCAACAGCCGACGCAATGCGTACAGCCATTGAGCGCTACAGAGCCGAACGACCACCGTTAGAGCGCAACCACACAGTACCGGGCAAAAACCCCGTAAGCCATGACGCAGCGCGCAGAGCGTTCGGTCGTTCAGGCAACGCCCGCGAACGCATTTACAACGTCATAAAAGCACACCCGGACGGCTTGACCGTTCACGAACTACGCCAACTAATAACGATGCATTTCCACACCGTCGCAGCGCGTGTAAGTGATTTAAACCTAGAGGGCTGGCTAGTGGACAGCGGGCAACGCCGCCCCACAGACACAGGCGCTATGGCTACCGTATGGGTGGTCGCAGAATGAGTAACTGGCAGTTCTTTTGGGCCGTGTTTTTCGGTTGGACAATGCACAGCGCATGGGCAGCCATGCGACGTATGCAACGCGAAATAGAGCGCGAAGAACTACGACGCAATAAAGATAGGCAGTGGCGATGAGCGACCCGGTACAAGTAGGCAATATTGGCATACACAACGTACGAAAAGAGAATATAACGTGCAAAGTAAGCCAATTCGAAACCTTTAGCAGTATTACGCTCGACTTTGGTTTAACAAGCGTCACGCTTTATACAACGCTTGACGACGTGGCAGCAATACGTAGAATTTTAGGCGGCTGGTAGTGAGCGACAGCTACGATGGCGTACCCCGTAAAATTGAATGGGTAGGCGACTCACCCGGCATTGACAACCCATACAAAGAGCAGCTGCTAGTAATGACCGCCGACCGTGACGCATGGCGGGAATACGCCAGCGACTTAGGGTTTTACCGGTCATGGGCCGACACATTGGCTAGAGCCTTAAACGACGGCGACGCCGTTAAAGCGTACGAACTAGCACAGGACTACAAAGGTAAAAGGTATACGCGTGAGTTTTGACCTATCCGAATATGTAGACGTTAAACACCGGCTAAACCTTGCGCTACACAAACACCCCGATTTACGCATAGTCGAGGACGCACCCGAGCTAATCACCATTGGCGAACGTGTCTACATTCAATGCGCGGTAACCGTCTTTCGGTCGGCCGATGATTTGCTACCGGGGCGCGCGTACTGTTGGGAAGTATGGCCCGGGCGTACGCCGTTTACTAAAGAGTCGGAACAGCAAAACGGGGCGACAAGTGCGCTCGGTCGCTGTTTGGGTTACATGGGTTTTGGTATTGACGTTGGCATAGCGTCACAAAACGAAGTACGTACAGCACAAGCCAATAACCACCCAAGTACAGAGCCTATAAAGCCGGGCGAATACCGACCGCGTTACCCAAAGAACGACGAACCTACAGAACGTGCCGCCGTAGGATCTCGAGCAGCAGCGCCGGCATCGCCACACTTTCCGCATGCCAACAGCGACAAACCGCGCGGGCTAGCAACAGACGCACAACTACGGCTATTAAACACAATGCTTACAGAGCGCGGCCTACCAGCGCCCCCCGCTGGTATTACGTTCACCGAAGCATCGGACGAAATAGGACGCTTAAAGAACATACCGAAGGCTAAGTAATGGCCCTAGTGGCGTGGTACGTACTGCTAATCTCAATCGGCATTGCATGTCTACAAGGCATACGCAAACCCTAAAAATCTATAGACGCATAGACCTACACCGGTTGCATGGTGGCGGGTAACACACGGCAAGCGTGGGTAGACAAGCGCGCCCCATTTCATAGCTAAACAGCACGACCGCATGGCGTGGGTGTAAGACGCTTGAGCAGTAACTAATGGCGTCGTGAACCGCGACAATAAACAAAAGGTCGGGAGTGTGGCTAGGTGGCACCCACACGGGCAGGTATACCCGTACTAGGCTCGCTGATAAACTAAACAACCCGATAGGCCCCAATGACTACCCGACACGTTAAACAAACCCCACAACACCTACACGCGCACAGCTCGAGAGCAACCGCAGCGAAGCAAGGGCGGTAGCAATGCCACGCCAACATACAACGCAAGATAAAGCGTATGCAGCAGCGCGCAGAGAACTATTAGCAGATAACCCCCTATGTAATTGGGGTTGTGGACGCATGGCCACCGAGGCCGATCACATAGTGCCGTACGTGCTTGGTGGGTCAAATGACATTTCCAATTTAACCCCAAGTTGTAAGCCATGTAATGCGTCTAGGGGGGCTGTTCTCGGTAATCAGTTGCGTAAAGGACGACACGAAGCAATAGCAGCAGCCCAAGAGCAACCACTAAGCGCGGTCAAAAAGAAACGCCCAAAAGACAACAGTTATGTAACTAATAATAATAGCTCCGCAAACCCAAGCCCTGTAACGAGTTTTTTTACGCCCGAAAACCTTCCTGCCCCCGTCTT